AATGCCGATTGGGGATACCGCAACTATATGAGTAGGCTCCCTGAAGTTTATACAGGGCATCCAAATAGAATAGAACGTTATAATCAGTATGAGATGATGGACGTTGACGCAGAAATCAACGCATGTTTAGACATCATTTCAGAATTCAGTACACAGAAGAACGAACACAATGGCACACCATTCAATATTGATTTCACTGAAGATCCCACACCTCATGAAGTTAATATATTGAAGCAACAGTTACAGCAATGGTGTAAATTAAACGAATTTGATCAAAGAATCTTTAAGATATTCCGTAACGTTGTCAAATACGGTGATCAAGTATTCGTTCGCGACCCGGAAAACTTTAAACTATATTGGGTCGATATGGTCAAAGTGATCAAAGTCATTGTCAATGAGAGTGAAGGTAAATTACCGGAACAATATGTTATTAAAGACCTTAATATTAATTTACAGAATCTATCGGTGGCTCAAAAAACGAACACTGATTTTGCCGCTAACCCCGCAACTGGATTAGGCGGTAGTGGAGGCGGAACTAACACGCCATACACAGTTCCAGCAATGCCATACAATACATCTGGTAGCCGTTTTACATTAGGTCAGAGTGAAGCCGCTATTGATGCGAAACATATAGTACATTTAAGTCTGACTGAAGGTTTAGATAGATTTTGGCCGTTTGGTCAGAGTATATTAGAAAACATCTTCAAAGTCTATAAGCAAAAAGAATTGCTTGAAGATGCTGTGCTAATCTATCGTGTTCAACGTGCACCAGAACGTAGATTGTTCAAGATTGATGTAGGTAACATGCCAAGTCACATGGCTATGGCATTCGTTGAGCGTATCAAGAATGAGATTCATCAACGTAGAATACCAAGCGTGTATGGTGGGCAATCTATCGTAGATGCTACGTATAATCCACTGTCGATGAACGAAGACTATTTCTTTCCCGTCACAGCAGATGGTCGTGGATCAAGTGTAGAAGTCATGCCAGGTGGTCAGAATCTAGGCGAGATCGATGACTTGCGTTATTTCAATAACAGATTAGCACGTGGATTGCGTGTACCAAGTTCATATTTACCAACAGGTCCAGATGACAGCGATAGACCATTAAGTGATGGTCGTGTTGGCACAGCATTGATTCAAGAATATCGTTTTAATCAATATTGCGAAAGACTACAGAACTATATGTCTATCACACTAGACGAAGAGTTCAAATTGTTCTTACGTTGGAGAGGCTTCAATATTGATAGTGGTCTCTTTAAATTAACATTCAATCCACCACAGAACTTTGCTGCATATCGCCAAAGCGAATTAGATACAGCCAGAGTTAGTGTATTCCAAACAATGGAAGCGTTTCCATACATGAGTAAACGTTTTGCTATGGAACGTTTCTTAGGTTTATCTGAAGAAGAGATAACACAAAATGAGAAGATGTGGCGTGAAGAGAACGGCAAAGAACCGTTAGAGGAACCTAAAGGCAACGATCTACGTAGCGTGGGTGTAAGTAATGCTGACATCGAAACAGACGAACAGACTGGAGACGAGATGGAGGCACCTCCTGAAGGTGAAGAAGGTATGGATGTTGCAGGCCCAGTAAGCGCAACTCCTGCGGGAACAGGACCTGAAACAGGCGGCGCCGCGGCACCCGCTACTCCCGCAAGTCCACCAGTATAAGATAAATAATAGTATGAAACTATTTGAAATGTTTGATGCTCCAATAGCAGGTTATCAAGATGTCAATCAAGATAACAGCAAACCTGTATGGAGAACTTCACGCAAAACTAAATTAACGTTGAAACAATTGCGTAAATTGCGCAAGATGTTGGATGTTCGTAACTATGAAAAGAGAGAACATCTAAAGAAAGTGCGTGAGCAGTATGGCGCGGCCAATCAGCCTCAAGAACAGGCTGCTGCCTAATCTGGCTATTCTTAGCCTTATTTCCACAAAAACGTAAAAAAATAGCACTTATTGAGTGCTTTTTATAACTACGCACTAAATAATTTTACAAAGCCATTTTTAACCAGGAGAACTTACAATGGAAAACAAGAAATTTGAACAGCTTATTGACCTCATTATCAATGAGCAAGAAGACAGAGCAAAAGAATTATTCCACGAGATCGTGGTCGAAAAGTCCCGTGAAATCTATGAGTCAATCATGGATGAAGAGATGATGGATACTGAAGAATCATCAATGGTGGGCGAAGTAGGCGATCTAATGGACGAAATCTCAGCCGAAGAGTCAGGTGACGTTGTAGAAGCCGAAGACGAAGCAGACATCGATTTTGACGATGAAGCAGAAGAAGCAGGCGACGATTTAACTGGCGATCTAGAAGCAGATCATGATGAAGAAGGTTCAGTTGATAAGGCTGACTTAGGCGACATCAAAGATAAACTAGATGATCTAATGGCTGAATTTGAATCACTCATGAGCGGTGACGCAGACATGGGCGACGAAGAAGAAGTTGAAGATGACATGATGGAAATGTCAGATGATGCTATGGAAGAAGAAGTTATGGAAGCAGTACAACTTCAGAAAGTATCAGTAACACACGGTGATAATGGCGCTCAAACAAAGAGCCCAGTAACAGCAAATTCAGGAGCAAAGGGAATGGACAGCAAGCCTGTCAAATTCGCAGGCGCTGCTGAGTCTGTACCAAATGGTCCAAAAGGCCCATCAAATGAGTACAGCAAGAAAGAAGGCGATCTACCAGGTGCAGGTTCATTCAAGAACGTACCAGGTGGTAAAGCAAAAGTTGATTTAACTGCTGCACCAAAACCCGTAACCAAAGATGGCTCTGCAAATAGCAAGAGCATCGTGGCCAAAGGCTAATTAAAAGGAAACTTGGAGAACAATGGCTTTGTATCTCAAAGAGCACCTAACGTTCGATAGAGCGAACATGGTTGTCGAATCCGTAAAGGAAGACGGCGATCTGAAGACCCTCTATATGAAGGGTATCTTCATTCAGGGAGGGGTAAAGAACGCAAATGAGCGTGTTTACCCCATTTCTGAAATTGAGACCGCAGTCGAAACGTTGAACAAGCAAATATCTGAAGGTTATTCAGTGTTGGGTGAAGTAGATCACCCAGACGATTTAAAGATTAACCTAGACCGTGTAAGTCATATGATCACAAGTATGTGGATGGATGGCGCAAACGGTTTCGGTAAATTAAAAATTCTACCAACTCCAATGGGTCAATTAGTAAGAACTATGTTGGAGAGCGGTGTGAAACTAGGCGTTTCAAGTCGTGGATCAGGTAATGTGAACGACTTAGATGGCAAGGTCAGTGATTTTGAAATCATCACTGTAGATATAGTCGCACAACCAAGCGCACCTAACGCATATCCTAAAGCAATATACGAAAGCCTCATGAATATGAAGCATGGTCATAAAGTTATGGATATCGCTAGAGAAGCAAGGGGCGACAAAAAGGTACAAAGATACTTAGGTGAGGAAGTTAAACGTCTCATCAAGGATCTTAAATTAAATAATAGGGGATAAAAGCATGTTAGATGCTATCAAACCATTACTAGAGAGTGGTCTAATCAATGAAGAAGTCTCAGGCGAAATTCAAAAGGTCTGGGAGTCAAAGTTGACTGAAGCCCGCGATCAAGTACGTGCAGAACTCCGAGAAGAGTTTGCGCAACGTTACGAGCATGATCGTAGCGTGATGGTTGAAGCCCTTGATAAGATGGTAACAGAAAGCCTCTCAACTGAAATTGCAGAATTTCACGATGAGAGAAAGGCTTTAAACGAAGACCGCGTAAAGGCTAAGATCAAATTGCAAGAAAATGCATCGAAGTTCAATGAGTTCATGGTTACTAAACTAGCCGAAGAAATCAGAGAACTACGTAATGATCGTAAAGTCCAGACAGAGAATCAACAAAAGTTAGAGAAATTCATTGTACATGCTCTTGCAAAAGAGATCAAGGAATTTAATCAAGACAAACAAGCAGTTGTTGAGGCTCGTGTCAAGTTGGTCGCAGAAGGTCGTGAGAAACTTGAAGCACTCAAGCAAAAATTTGTTGCAGAAAGTGCTAAGAGAGTCAACGCCGCTGTTACTGGTCATTTGAAGGGTGAACTATCACAACTCAGAGAAGACATCAAAACAGCCCGAGAAAATGCTTTTGGACGCAAGTTGTTTGAAGCGTTTGCAAGTGAATACTCTGTAACTTATCTAAACGATAAGGCAGAGGCTCGCAAACTTCATTCAGTTATTGCAGAAAAAGAAAGAGCATTGGCTGAGGCTACTTCAAAGGCTATAGAAGCCCAGAAGTTAGTCGAAACAAAGGATCGTGAAGTCCGAATTATAAAAGAATCAACTCAGCGTGAAAAGGATATGGAAAAACTTCTATCTCCTCTAAACAAAGAGAAGGCTGATGTAATGAAGGCTTTGCTTGAAAGCGTGCAGACACCAAAATTGAAAGCCGCTTTCGACAAGTATCTACCAGCAGTTCTTAATACTGGAAGTGAAAAAGCAGGCGCTAAAACTGCCCTCACAGAAAGTGTTGTAAAAGAAGTAACTGGTGATAAAGAAACTGCCAATAAGAAAGTTGAGCAAGATCCAGAATTGCAAAATAATGTGATCGATCTCAAGCGTCTGGCAGGGCTTAAGTAAGACATAGATTAGGAGATAATACAAATGTCAAAAGTACTCTTAGAAAGCCGTTGGGACGAGACAAAAGAGGCCCTACTAGAAGGCTTGAAGGGAACTCGTCGTTCCACAATGGGTGTTATATTAGAGAACACCAAGAAGCAGTTGCTCGCAGAATCTACTGCTGGCACAACAACTGCTGGTAATATCGCAACACTAAATCGCGTTATTCTTCCAGTAATTCGTCGTGTTATGCCAACTGTTATCGCTAACGAACTAGTCGGCGTTCAGCCAATGACTGGTCCAGTTGGTCAGATCCACACACTACGTGTGCGTTACGCTCAGTCATTGACTGACAACTCAGCAGCCGCAACAAGCGTAACTGCTGGTGAAGAAGCATTGAGCCCATTCAAAATTGCTCAGGCCTATTCACGTTCACCATCAGGCGCAACTACATCAAATTACTACACTGGTAATGATACTGCTGCCCTTGAAGGTAACGGTGGTAAGCAGATCAGCGTACAAATCTTGCGTCAGGCTGTTGAAGCCAAGTCACGTAAGTTGCAAGCACGTTGGACATTTGAAGCAGCACAGGATGCACAGTCACAGCACGGTATCGACATCGAAGCAGAAATCATGGCAGCACTTGCCCAAGAAATCACTGCTGAAATCGATCAAGAAATCTTGTTGTCATTGCGTACTCTTGCTTCAACAGAGTTCACATACAACCAAGCAACAGTATCAGGTACTGCAACATACGTCGGTGACGAACACGCTGCATTAGCTGTTCTAATCAACCGCGTTGCAAACTTGATTGCACAGCGCACTCGTCGCGGTGCAGGTAACTGGGCAGTTGTATCACCAGCATCATTGACTGTTCTACAGTCAGCAACAACTTCAGCATTCGCAAGAACAACTGAAGGCACATTCGAAGCCCCAACTAACACTAAGTTCGTTGGTACATTGAACGGTGCAATGCGCGTATTCGTTGACTCATACGCCCCAGATACTCAGCCAGTATTGGTTGGTTATAAGGGTTCAAGTGAGACTGACGCAGCCGCGTTCTACTGCCCATACATCCCATTGATGTCAAGCGGCGTTGTTCTAGATCCATCAACATTCGAACCAGTCGTGTCATTCATGACACGTTATGGCTATATCGAATTAACTAACACAGCATCATCATTCGGTAATGCTGCGGACTACGTTGGTGAGATCGCTGTACAGAACTTAACATTCCAATAATAGTTGGATTTGTTGTTCAAAAGATTGGGCGCTTCGGCGCCCTTTCTTTTTATGCGATTCTAATATCTGTATCGACAGTCATGTTCATCACTGACTTCTTACCTTTACGAAGACGTTTTTTATATAGGCTTCCGCAATTTTTACAACATGTTTTAAGATTTCCGGATTTCTTGTTTTTCTTATTACCATCTTTAAAGACTACTTCTAGTTGGCATTTGTCTACTGCTTTAAATCCGCAAAAATCACAACGATCACCCTTGTTTTGTAGATGCTTGTAGTTGTCATTATACATCATCTTGCTACAATCTACACAATATTTGTGCCATTTTTTGAATCCTAACTTGCTTATGCCATTAGGTTTCGCCGGTACTAGACCGCAATGACTACATACAGGGCGAGATTTTTGCTTTGTTAACATACTGATATTTAGAAAAAAGTTCTAGTTGGTTCTTTTTTTAGTGGTCTACCCAAAAGATATTTGATAAATATAATAATAGAGGACTTGTATAATAATGTCAGAACCGTTTAACACGCTTGGTGGGTACTCAGTTGGTATCCCGCCGGAGTTAGTAATAGATGCTAATGGTAACGTTGTCAATAACGTCAACGCACCTAACTCCAACGTCACCGCTAATCGTGTATTTGCTAATGCATATTTTTATGCGAATGGTTCACCACTAAGCATAGGTGCTTCAGGGTCAAACACACAAGTTCAGTACAATAACAACGGATTGTTGGGCGCGAGTTCAGCATTCACATTCAACAGTTCTACTAATGTTCTAGCAGTAACTAAACTTCAAGTAGGTAGTAATGCCAACTTAGGCAACGTATCAAACGTTGTCATCTTAGGTGGTACTAACGGATATTTCTTACAGACTGACGGTGCAGGTAATCTCACATGGGCGCCTGCAGGTAACGGCGGTAATACAGGAAACGGTGTTCCCGGCGGTGCAAACACACAAGTTCAGTTTAATGATGCAGGTGTATTCGGCGGAGATGCAGGATTCACTTATAACAAGGTCAGCAATACTCTTTCAGTAGCAAATACTATATCTTCCGGCAATGCTATTACCGGCGTAAATTTATCGGTAACAGATGCTACGATTTATAGCACGTTATCAGTAACAAATGTTTTAGCATCAAATATCACATTGTCAGCCAATATAACAAATGCTAACTGGATCAATGCTAGTTATTTTGCAGGTAATGGATATAATTTATTTGGTTTAGTTGGAGCCAATGTCAGTGGTCAAGTTGCTTTCGCTAACGTAGCAAATAATGTAGCAGGAGCAAATGTCAGTGGTCAAGTAGGATTTGCTAACGTAGCGAATAATGTAGCCGGCGCAAATGTATCAGGTCAAGTAGCAAATGCATTAGTCGCAGGCACTGTTTATACATCAGCACAACCAAACATCACAAGTGTAGGCAATCTAACTAGTTTAACTGTTGTTGGTAACACTACATTAGGAAATCAAGTAGTTTCAAACTATTTCATCGGTAATTTGTTCGGTGTAGCCAATCTTGCTAGAAATGTAACGTTAGGAGCACAACCTAACATTACAAGTTTAGGTACGCTCACATCATTGACTGTCAGCGGTAACACAACATTAGGTAATAGTGTATCTGCAAACTATTTTGTAGGTAATCTATATGGAGTTGCAAACAGCGCGTTAACAGCAAATTCAGCAAATTCAGCAAATTTTGCAACAAATGCTACAAATGCAAATTACTCAGCAACAGCATTATTAGCCGGAACAGTATCAGTAAATGCACAACCTAATATCACAAGTCTAGGTACATTAACATCATTAAACGTTAATGGTATTTCTAATCTAGGTAGTGTAGGAAATGTAAGAATTGGCGGCGGTACTAATGGTTATGTGTTGACTACTGACGGCACCGGCAATTTGAGTTGGGGCGTAGGTGGAAACGGTAACGGCACCCCAGGTGGCAGTAACACACAGATTCAATATAATGACAACGGCAGTTTTGCTGGTAGTACCAACTTCATTTGGAATAACGCTTTAAATCAGTTGTCGGTATCCGGCAATGTCACGATCACAAATACACTAAACGTTTCAAATATTTCCTCAAATCTAGCCAATGCTAATACATTAGCAGTCACAGGAAACATTACAGCAGGTAACGTGAATGCTGGTAATCTACTAACAGCGAATTTTATTTCTGGAACATTAACTACAAACTCACAACAGAATATAAACTATCTAGGAAATGTGGGCTGGTTAAATGTTAATACAAGCGTACCAAATAGTAACGGTAATATAACATTTAATGGTAGTATGAGTGGCATAGGTGTAGGTAGCAATATTAATATTACTGGCAACTTGAATGCAGGTAATTATGTGCAGGCTAATTTATTAATAGGCACATTGACTACTCCGGCACAACCTAACATCACAAGTATAGGTAATCTGTCATCATTGACTGTGGTAGGACAGAGCAATCTAGGAAATATAGCAAACATCACTATATTGGGCGGCAATGCCAACTATGTATTAAGCACAGACGGAGCAGGTAATCTAAGTTGGGTAGCACAAGCAAATGGTGGCGGAGGCAATGGCATCCCTGGCGGATTAGATACACAGATACAATTTAATGATGCCGGCGAATTCGGCGGAGACAATACGTTAACTTGGAATAAAGTAACGAATTATATGTACTTGGGAGGCAATGCCAACGTTGCAGGTACGATGAATGTGTTGACAACGCTGAATACTGCCAACTTTACTGCTACAGGAACAGCGAACTTAAGTGGTACCATAAGTTTATCAAACACTACGTTGCTAGCAACTAGGACATTGACAGTAGCAGGCAATTTAAACACAGATGGATCTGCGAATGTCAATTTAGGAAACGTGGCCAACATACATATCAGTGGCGGTGTTAATGGATATGTACTCAGCACAGACGGTTCAGGTAACTTAAGTTGGAAAAATGCAGGCGGCGGCAACGGTGGAGGCACACCGGGCGGTAGTAATACTCAGATTCAATATAATAGTCAAGGTACATTTGCCGGCAGTCCATTCTTGACATTTAACGAGGTATCTAATAACGTTCAAATCGCCGGTAATTTAACTGCGAATGCTTTAACTATAGGTTCAGGAATCTATCAGTTTAGTTATAGTAACGTTTATTTTGCTACTACAAGTAGTGTTTCTCCTAATCAAATCTTGTTATCTATCGAAGCAGATGACGGAGTGAGCGGGGGTAATGTAGCAGGGGTTGATTATACAATTATTTCGACAGACAATAATATACGTAATTTTGTGAAAATCTCATGTGTACGCATAGGATCATCCTTAAATTATGTAGAATACAGTACGTTACCCGTAAATGGGTATACAGGGGATTTTCAAGTATTATATAATGCAGGAAACGTGATAAGCCCTGCTACTATACAACTTGTTATGTCACCACAGAGTGCAAACTTAATGACGCACAAAATGATGGTGACAGCATATTATGACTAGTATTGATAAATACTAAAATGATGGAGATTATCAAACATGGCACTTAAACCACTAAATTCAGTAGGCGGCTTCTCAGTAGGAGAAATCCCTGCTAATGTGATACTAGCGAATGCAGATATCACAGCAAATAAAGGTACTTTCGTAGGAAACGTTGCGATTAGCAACACTAATCCTGCCTATGGTATACTGACAGATAATTTATACTATAGTAACGGTGTACCTTGGGACTTGCAGCAGGCTGCAGGATCCAACACACAGATACAGTTCAACAATAACAATGATTTTGGTGCCAGCGCAAACTTAACGTTTGATTCGGTCACTAACTTATTGACTGTAGTGGGTAACGTACAGTTTAACAATGCTAATCTCGGCAATCTTGTCACAAGCAATTTTGCTAACATTGCGTCAAATACTATAACTAGTAATTTAACTGTCAACCTCGAACTAGCAGGTAACACTGCAAACTTCAGTGGTAACATAAAGACTCTAAACGCTAATCTCGGTAATCTTGTCGTTGCCAATTATGCAAACTTTACCAATGACTTAGTGGTTCAAGGTAATATTGCTAACGCCAACAACATTAATGTCACCAACACATTAAATGCTGTAACAGGTAATTTTAGTGGCAATGTGACTTCATTGAATGCTAATCTCGGTAACCTAGCAACTGCTAACTTTGTCAACGTTGCAAGTAATATTATAAGTAGCAACTTAACTGTAAATCTTGCATTATCAGGTAATACTGCAAACTTCAGTGGTAACATCACATCATTAAATGCAAATCTCGGTAACCTAGCAGAAGCCAACTTTGTCAATGCGTCAAGTAACGTCAATGTTACTGATACAATGCAAGCAGGCAATGTACGTACCGACAATCTATTGTATGCTAACGGAGTGCCTTGGGACCTACAAGAAGCAGCAGGCTCAAATACTGAAATACAGTATAACATGGGCGACAACTTTGCAGCCAGTGCGAATTTAACATACAACGATACTACTCAAGTCTTTACAGTATTAGGTAATAGTCAGTTTAATAATGCAAATTTAGGCAACGTAGCAAATGCTAACTTTGTCAACGTTGCAAGTAATACTATCACTAACAACTTGCAAGTTAACCTAAATATTGCTGGTAATACAGCACAGTTTTTAGGTAATGTCCAAGTCAATAACTTTGATGTCAACTTAGAACTTGCAGGTAATACAGCAAATTTCTTAGGCAATGTTCAAGTCAATAACTTTGATGTCAACTTAGAATTGTCTGGTAATACAGCCAACTTTACCGGTGCTACTATCGCACAAAACGTTACTGCAAATTCAACTGTATTCACTGCAAATGCAAACGTCACTGGAACAACAATCACTAATGCATTGACGGTAAACAATGATATAACAGGTAACACTGCGAACTTCAGCGGTAATGTCGTAGTACCAAACTTAACAGTAAATCTTGAACTTGCAGGTAACACAGCAAATTTCACAGGCAATGTTGTTGCTCCAAACTTGATCGGAGCATTAGCGAACGGTAACAGCAACGTTAAAGTTTATAGTAACTCAAACGTTGAGATCAGTATCAATGGCACTGCTAACATTGCAACATTTACTGGTAATTCATTACTAGTAGTAGGCAACATAGAATCAACAGCAGGTAATGTTCTTGCTAATGGTAATATATCAGCCAATAGTTTCTTGAACAGCGCGAATGCCAATGTAACAGGTGAAGCAAATGTTGGTAGTTTACTAACTTCAAACATCACAGCAAATGGTAATCTAATGATTACTGCTTCAGGTTCAAATGTCAACATCAATCTTGTTCCTGGTGGCCCTAATGGTGTGATCGATGCGTCATTAGCACGTATCATACAAGTTAATGGTCCGATTAATCCAAATGATGCGGCAACAAAAGAATATGTTGATAGCACTTCACAAGGTTTAACGATTCACACAGCAGTTCGTGTAACAAGCGTAACAAACTTAAATGCTACATATGCTAACGGTGGTAGTGTATTGACTACTATTGCAATCACTGGTGGTAAAACAATACAGTTTAGTGCCGCTCACGGCCTATCAGTGGGCGATGAACTTGCTTGGGATAACTCATTCAATAATATTATTGGTGATGACCCATACTTTGTCTACAGCACTCCAGCAGCCGATACTATCACAGTCAAGGCAGGCTATTTCGGTGCTGAAGTCACTACA